GTAAGTATCTTGTTAATACCTTTTTCTAAATGTTCTTCATCTTCCCATATCTCCATAGGTGTCTTCATCTTACCACATTTAATTGACCATGCGTGGTGCATATACGACCATGCAAGTGTTAACCCATGTGTAGATTGACCTATGATTTTATTCTTTGTATCTAATAAAGTATCTCTATTAAATGACGTAAGTTTTTTAAACTCATCATCACGCCATTTTCTATCTTCGGGATAGTATGGGAATCCTTTATTCTGTTTCCAGTCCTGTATTACTTCTTTTGCGTTTGACATATACGTTACCTGGTAAGGTGCCTTTTGCCCAGCTTGTCTTACCGATTAAATTCATATTCATTTTAACATAAAATTTGTTTGCTGTCAAGTTGTCAGCTCTTACTGATAAAAACACGTCACTTGGGCAGAAATCAAAGAAATCTCTTAATACAGCCTGAGCAGTACCAGAGCCTGGCGAATCACTTGCAATCTGGTGTAATACGGTATCACCTTTTTGTAGTTGTACATCGCCTATCTTTTGTCTTCGTTTTGCGTGATGAAAGGTTATTAATATACCATCTTCTAATATCATCTGTTTTTTTGCAATCATACGCTTCATGTAGTCTGTACGTACATGTGGAAACCATTTCTTATGGCTGTAGAATATAGATTTTACTTTTTTAAAATCCGATTGGACTGCTAATATCATCAAACTCCTCTGCTTGTTTTAATAAGTTTTCTAATCTAGGATTCATATAACAATCTATAACTAAATGTAATCTGTCAAAATCTGCTTTATTATGTACAGCATGAGCAGCTGTTACATCTACATAGTAATATTTTCCTACTTGTAAAGTAAAATGATTTTCTTTCTTACCTTCCCATAGATAAAAATGTACATGTTGATTTGTTTTTAATGGTACATGTAATCTTACAATCTTACCTTGCTTTATTTCTTTATCTACTTTGTCTGTATGTTTCTTTATAGTTGTACCTGCTTTTAATCGCATAACTCTTACACGTTCAAACTCTGCTGGTATATGAGATAGTATTTCTTTTAAAGGTAATAGATCAGGTTCTTCATATAGACTTGTCCATCTTAATTCTGCTGGTTCTACATCTGACTTTAGTACACCAGGTTTTAAAATGTTACCTATGTCGTCACTATATCCTCTGATTGATACAGCATCCCAATCACCTTTTGCATTGTATTTTGTTTTTACTGCTGAATACGATAAGTTATTTAAAAATTTTATAGTTGTATCTAATGGTTGTACGTATTCAGGTAAATCTAATTCTTTTAAGACTTTTGTTTCCATAATTTTGTAACCCTTTTTATTTCCTTATCTCTCTTTTTTAGAGCCATATTTAATTTTAATTTACTGACTAATTCTGTAAATACTGTTCCTTGCATATGGTCTAATTCGTGTTGATAACATCTACTTACAATGCCATCAAATTCTTCTTCTACTGTTTCTAGTTGTTCATTTAAGTATTTAACTTTTATTTTTTGTGGTCTTTCTATATCTAAAAATAAGAAAGGAAAAGTTAAACAACCTTCTTTGTATCTAATTGTTTCTTTACTTATATTTGTAATTTCAGGATTGATACATACCCATTTCTGACCTTTGTTTATATTTACATTGTCACCCATTACAAACATACGATATGGTTTACCTACTTGATTTGCTGATAGACCTATGCCACCATAGTTCTTCATTGTTTCAAACATGTTATTACAAAATTCTGTAACACCTATCTTTTCTTGTTTTTTAAATTCTTCTATATCAAAAGGTACTATACTTGATAGGACTCTTTCATCTGTTGGTGGTAATAATGTGTATATCATCCTGCTAACCTCGTAAAGTTTTTGTACTTTTCAAATTTGATTATACTTGTAAACTTATCAAATAGTATATCACCTTTGTGAGATATAATAAAAGTATTTTCATTTGTTAATGTTTTAAGTATTTTAAAGAAGTCTTCGGTACCTTGACCATCTAAACTAGAATCAAATATTTCATCTAGTATTAGTAAGTTTGTATTTGTACTGTTTTTCATTTTTGCAATAGTACGCCATGTAAATAATAATGCAAGGTCTATTCTTAATTTCTCACCTTCACTAAAACTATTGTAATTAAACGTATCTCTAAATCTACTTTTTATTGTTTCGTTAAACTCCTCATCTAAATGAAAGTTAACAAAGAAGTCCATAGATTGTAAGTACTTATTAATCAAATTATTCATTATTGGCAGATACTTCTTAATGATGTTTGCTTTAACACCTGTATCGTTAAGTATCTCTCTAGCAATATCAATGTATTTCTTTTCTTCTACAGCCTTGTTCTTTTCTACGTTTACTAATTTTAAGTCTTCTTTTATTTGTTCTAATTCTTTTGCTACATTGTTTGTATTATCTGTATCGTTTTCTAGTTTAGCAATTTCAGTATCTAGTCTATTTGAGTGTCTATTGATTTCTGAAATAGATGTATTAACTTTTGCAACAGAAATATTTAAATCATTTAATCTTTGATTGATTGCGTCCATCTCTTTGATTTTGCCTTTTGTTTTTTCTATTTCTGTAAACAACTTTTGCAAGCCTTCTTCTAATTCATTAATCTTTTTCTTGCCTTCATATATTTTTGTCTGTTTAAATCTTTCATCAATAGGTTGTGTACACGTAGGACAGTTGTCATTTGTTTCAAAAAAACTAACATCTTTTTTGTGTGTTTCTAAATTGTGTTCTATCTTTGTTTCTAGTTTTGTTAGTTCAGTTTCTTTTCTGCTGTGTTTTTCACCACCCCACATCTCTGCTTTTGTAGATATAATTTTTTCATTAAGCAATTGTAGTTTTGACATATACTCATAGTTGCTTTGATCGTTTTCTTTTCTTTGTTGTTTTCTATCTTCTATGTCTGTATTATCTCTATTTTGTATTTGTTCAAAATGAGCTCTTTGTAATTCGTATTTTTCTGTCATCAAATCATATCTATGTTTTACATCAATAACAGCCTTGTTTAGTTCACCTTGTTTTTGTCTTAACAATAAATCCATATGACTAAAAACTCTTATGTCTAAAATTTCTTCTACGACCTCTCGTCTGTATCTTGCTCGTAGGTGCATAAATGGTTCGTATGATGTTGATCCAAGAATAACAACTTGGCAAAAAGCACGATAGTTACATTTTAAAATATTTTGTTCTAACGCATTTTGATAATCTATATTAGAAGCGTCTTGGTTTAACAACACGTCATTACAATAAACTTCAAACTTATTAGGTTTAATACCTCTTATTATTTTGTATTGTTTACTACTTGTTTCAAATTCTACTTCTATCTCACATTCATTTTGATTGATAGTGTTTACAATTTGTTCTTTTTTTATATCTCTAAAGGCACGATTGAATAAAGCAAAACATAAAGCGTCTAACATGGTAGACTTGCCTGCACCATTCATACCAATAATTAATGTTGATGGTGCCTTTCTTAAATCTACTTCTATAAACTGATTGCCAGTAGATAAGAAATTACGCCATCTTAATTTTTTAAAATATATCATACGTTGTTGTCGTTAGCTTCTATGTAAATTGACTTTAAATATTCTTTTAACTTTGTTTTGTTTACATCTGTTTCTAATTGATCTACATAATTATTTAGGAATGTAACTGTATCTTCGCCCATTTCTAGTATGTCTTCTCTTACACTAGCTTTAATATCAGAATAATCCTCTACAATATTTAAATCATGTACACTTATCTCATTATACAATCTTTCCACAAATTTGTCAAACACCTCGTTATTAGTCTTGTTTAATACTATTAATTTTATAAAGTGTTCGTGGTATGGTTGTATATCAAAGTTTGTATAGTCATGTTTTTTATCATCATAGATTATCTTTTTGTGTATGGTAAGTGGATTAGATACTCTTGTCATCTCTCTAGTTTCTGTATCAAAAACATGAAACGCTTTTGGGTCTTTATAGTCTGACCATGTCATCTCATATTGAGCACCACAATAGAATATCTGACCATCATCTGTATGTTTGTGAAAGTGACCTGAAACTACTTTTTCAAATCTATTAAAATCTGATTTTGCTAAACCGTGTTCATTGATTACGCCATTTTGCATTTCAATACCTTTGATCTCTAAATGACCAAAACATAAATCTGCTTTAGCTGTTCTTAACATTTCCATAGAGTGTTCATAGTTGTCATCACAAATCCAAGGTGTAAATAAAATAGGTGTACCATCAAAATCTACAACAGTTGATTTAGTGTAGATAAATGGTTCATTTACTTTATCAAATGATGAGTATAAATTTTCTATAGCATTTACATTATTAGTATTCTTAAAATAGGTATCGTGGTTACCTATAATAATGTGTGTATCAATTTTATCTTCATACAATCTATCCCAAAATTGTTTTCTAAAAATAGAAGCAGTTTGAAAGTTAATAAACTTTCTTCTATCAACAACATCACCTAAATGTACTAACGTTTTAATGTTATGTTCTTTTAGGTATGGGAAAAAGATTTCATTATAAAATTTAAGCTGATATTTTCTAAACGCTTCGCTGTCATTACGAACACCGAAGTGTGTATCATTCAATAGTGCAATCTTCATTATACGTCTAAAACACTTGTGTAGGTTCTTCTTTTTCTTTTCTTTACTTTGATTTCGTTCTTTTTAGGTTCTTCAGTTGATGGTTTATTCTTTCTTAAAAATTCTAAAAACTGGTTTTTGTAATCGTTGTTTGTATCACCAGGCAGTACAGAAAACTCATCTATACCTCCTTGTTCTATCATTTTATATTTAATATTAGTTTGTTTTTTCTCTTTCTGTATTCTTCTAATAAAAGCATAATATATTATTTGCGTAAAGTAAGCAAAAGGATTATTAGACTTGTCGGGATTAAAGTTTTTAAGATATTGTAAACAATTTTCTATACCATCAGAAATCATATCATCTCTAAATGTATAGTTAATAAAATTAGGTCTGTAAGATAAGTGATTCGCAATCTTTAAAAAACATTCACCTATGTAATTAGTAACAGGTGGTGGTTTTCTCTTACGTTTTTCTGCCTTAGCACACTTATCTTTAAACTCTATCATCGCTTGTAGAAACAATTTGTTATCTACATAATGTTCAGGTTTTTTCTTTATTCTTTTCATTATTATATAATACTACAGGTTGTCAAATTTGTCAAGCTTTACACGTTTGAAACTACCCTTTCCTTTCTTTGATTTTACTATTCTGGATTTGTATTTAGGAGTACGCACCTCTTTAGCGATAGGATTTGTTTTAAAAATCCTGTCAAAATTCTGTCTATATTTGTCTGTGGAAATTCTACTCTTTCCGTCCCATTTACCTGGCATAATTTAATCCTCATAGGTGCTTGACTTAATTCAATTCTCGTTATATACTACCCATGTGGGTTGTTACCGAGGAGAATAGCTACCTTCTAGTGCAACTTCTTTGAAGGCATTTTAAGTAAGTCAGCGATATCTTTTATATCATCCTTATTAACATCATTCTCATAATTGGAAGCGGCGTTATCTAACTCCTCTTCCGACATTTCTCTTTCAATAAATCCTGGTAAGGCCTGTTTTGCGTGTTTTAGTGAGTGTGAAAGATCACTATATCTTTTTGTAAATGCTTGTGTGGCATTGCATATTGTAATAATTTTATCAACAGGAATAGTGACTATTTTCTCATCTGTAAACCCTACCCATTTAACCAATGCAATATAATCAGATATACCTTGCTCAGTAATACGAGGTACGTATTTGATTAGCATAGGTTCTTGTAACCTTAATAGTTTAGAGTTTTCAGGTAGTTGGTTTTTATGTAAAGGGAATTTACAACAGATTTCTTCTCCCGAAACCAGTCTGATTATCTTAACCTGTTTATCTTCAGCACGATTAATCATATAACTATTTATCTTTCTTAAGCGTTAACATGGCACAATGCGAGCCACCTAATTTCTCTTGCATTGCGTAGTCTAATAAAGCTGTTTCTTTAAAAGCTTTCATATTATAATAACCTTTGTTTGTATTCTTATTTTCTTCACCTGGTATATAGTCATGGAATACTATTTTAAAAGAGTCCTTTGTACGTTTAAGTATTTCTTCACAATCACCTATGCCTATAGAGCCATCAATAAAAACAAAATCAAAGTCATAATGTAGATAGTTATTCCAATAATCTTTGCTTTCACATATAAATCTGTTTATATCTATATTATACTCAATTATATCGTTTCTGTCAATGGAGTACACATCACAATTTAGTTTTAAAGCTGCGGAACTTTTGCCCGTACCTGTACCTATCTCTAATGCTTTTTTATAGCCATTGCTTTCATGTAATAAAAATTTAAAGTCTTCGTCTGAAATCATTTTAAATCCACGCTATGTATTTCATAGTCAAAGCCTTCTCTATTATAGATGTTAACTCTTTCCTGAAAGTGTGTTAATGTGAAGTTCTTT